CTTTCTGCCACTCATAGAGAGTGTTAGAGCATGAGCCTCGTCCAGCGCCTGAAACAAACGGCGTGTCCATTGGACTGATGTTATAAATGATATTACTCAAGTCTTCACGGACTTGTACGCCACCGTAAGTTTCCCGAGTATTAGTTGGTATTGCCATAGCAATATACCTCCTTAGTTAAAGTTCTACGAAATCTTCAAAGAGAGTTACAGAGTCATCAACATGACCGCTCTCCTTTAGACGCTTCATTTGTGCAGTACGTTTAACTTTGGCTTTCTCACCTTTCTTTTTGCCACCAGTTCCAGACTTAACCATTTGAGCGGTCTTTACTTTCTTCTTAGTCTTGGTTGACTGCTGTGCTTTCTGCATTTCTTGAAATGCTTTGGCTTGCATAAGTATGATGAGTGATCTATGGTCAGTTAGTTGGGATAACTCTTCTGAAGTAAATCCTTGAGACATTGCAAATTCAGAAATATCTTTGCTTACTGCCTGTCGGAAATTAGGGTCTCTCCATTCTGGAATAACCTCTTCAAGTTTAGCGCGTTCATGTACAGCGATCTGGGCTTGCATATGATGTTGCTCTTGAGCCGCTTGCTCTTGAGCCTGTTGTATGCCTACCTGTTCTTGTTGCATTTGAGTCTGTAAATCAGAAACCTCACTTTTCTTTGTGAGATACTCTTCACGATCCTCAATCTTTAAACGCTCCCAATCTGTATTATTGACTAGATTGTTCAGCCTACCGTATTGCTGTTGTACAACAGCGGATGCGGCATCAATGTACTGCTGACGAAATTGCTGAGTCTGGTAAACCTCTTGCTGTGCCTGTTGAGCAACGGCTTCGGCTTGCTTGCGATATTCTGCAATCTCTTGGGTTTTTTTAGTATAGTCAGATTGACGGCTATAGCCTTTGATGAGTTCGTCTTGGTTTACTTCTAACTGCTCACCATTAACGGTTACAGTATAGAGTTCCTCAACTTCCTCCTCCTCTTCTGACTCCTCCTCAGAATCTTCATCGGAATCCTCTTCAACTTCAGATTCTTCCTCCAACTCCTCGGAAACCTCGTCCAATGATTCGTCTTGAGTTTCCTCAGTAGACTCTTCAACTTCTGTAGGTTCGCTTGCCTCGGCTTCTGGTTTGGCCTCTTCAGGCTCCAAGATTCCAAGGAAAGCATTTTGCGCTTCTGAAATACTACCGGTTTCTACAGGGCGCGGGTCAATGGTATCTGCCATTAATTTTTTCTCCTTTTAGATGTGATATTCTTTGAGTTTCTTTGCCATCTCTCCAGTCTCAATGATCGTGGTTAGATGAAGGCGTATCCGCTCTAAGAGTCGTAAAGAAAGCCATGCTTGTTCTCTGGCTTCCACTTCATCAATACTTGTACTTGTCCAAGTGTTGTGAATGTTTTCTGCTAAAAGGTCAAATGCTTCGTTATATAGTGGGTCGTTGAGCAGGCGGTTCGCTTGTTGCTCTCGTTGTTCGGTCATGTTTATCCTATGGCTACTGGCCTATTTTGTTGTGCTTCTAGTGAAAGTTCTGCGGCTTTTAACTGATTGCTTACAGCGTCATCTGCGGCCTCCTGTTGGACTTTCATCATTTTAACTTGGAGTTCACCTTGTTTGATCTCCAGTTCTTTTGCTTTGTTCTGCAACTCCATCTGTTGCATCTGCTGTTCTGGGCTAGGCTGTTGTGGCTGTGGTGGAGGCGGTGGGGTTAGGAAGTCATCGACGTTCTGGTATCCCATAGCCTTAATAAGAGCCGCACCAAGGTTATACATATTCTGTGGTGTTACAATAGGTAGCCCACCTTGCATAGCCTGTGACGCAAACTGGAGCATCTGTGATAGATGTTGCATCTGCTGATCTTTAGAGCCATTACCCAAGGCAACCGAGACAGTACAGTCCATCTTGTCATTCCACATATCAGGGCGTACTTGTACCCATTCATTGCGTAACATGACAACACGTTCCTTGTCTTGATTTTTTAGCAGGAGTTCGTAGATTTTATTCATTAACTCCTTAACGCCTGTCTCTGCGAACTGACGGGCAATTAACTCAACCCTACTCTGGGCATTGGTCATCACCGCATTCACCGCTGTGGCCGTTGTGTGGCTTGTGAGAGCGTCTGCGTTAACACCCTGTGTATTTTTGTTTACACCAGACCTTGCTTCCCTTACCTCGTCCAAGTATCCAAGCATCTGGAATGAGTATGGCTCAAGAGGAGGGGTAGCCAAGGGCATGACTGCATTGGGTGATTTAACTCTAACAATACCGCCCGGACGTTGTGTAAGAAGGTCATCAAGGTTAGCCTGACCCTCCAGTACAGCATATCGACCAAAGTTCTGGTTGTACGCATTGTCCATCAGGTTACGCATTAGCGTACTTTTGATGAGTTGCAAGTCCATTACTAGGTCTGCAATAGATAAACCAAAGAACTTGTGTGGTATTTTAAGGGGGGTAATGCTAACAAATGGCTTGTTATCTACCTCTTCATTAGAGAATACATAGTCACCCACATGACAAATCTTTCTGAGTTCGGCAATACCGTCATCATTATAATCTGTCTTTATGAATGACTCATGTAACCAATATTCTCTTAATGCTTCCTCTTCTGTACCACCCCAACCATAATTACTGGAGTCATCAAACTCGTATCGGGCTAGTCGTTCAGCATTGTAAGTCTCTGCATCGTACCCTGCACCTAATTCTTCTGGTTCAAAGTCCTGATCGGGGTACATCTGCCGCAGTTCTGATACCGTCTTCCTGACTCTATGGCATACAAATCGTGCTTCATCAATACTCCTCGCTTCTTTTGAAATTAAAAATTCATCAGGTGGTACGTTTTCTATACAAATCTTACCGTTAGTTTCCTGTCGGATAACCACAATATTGTATAAAGTTTCATCTAGGTAAACTTCTTCACGCTCGATGACCTCTATATCAGGATTACTGATAAGAACGTCATGCTCCATCTGTGTAAGGTTATGGTATTCCTCACGTTGTGGGTCTGGGTACTCATCCCACCATACTTTTACAATACCATTTTTCTGTAGGAGTGCATCATGGAACCATGAATACAGAATCTCCCAACCGTTATTATCCTTAGAGAAGACATAATTAACGTAATCAGTGGCTTGTTCAGCCGTCTTTACGTCCTCTGGGCCATGTGGTGTGAACTTAACAAACTCGTCACCAGAGCCGAAGATACGCATAAGACTAGGCTTAATCCACTCGATAGTGTCCTGTACAGTAGAGTCAACGTACTGACTTCTACCGTCTACTTCATTACCAAAGGGTAGCGCATAGTAATACTCTTGCGCCTTCTCCCTTTGTTCTGATACTTCGCCATCATATCCAATAGCATCAGTTATCTCTGATCGGATTCTAGACAGCAGTTCTTCTTCGTCAGACAATGCCATATTCTCCATAATTTATATCGTTAGTCCAAGTGGGGTCTGAACCTGCGATAGCGTGTCGTTGTGATTGGAAAGCGTAACGTGTGGCTGACATCAGGTCATCCCTGATAGCCACTACCTTATTATCTTTCCTGTGATACATTCTGTATTCTTCAAACCAGTCTGGTAGGGTGCTGAATACTTTAAACTTACCGGCTTCCATGCTCTGTAGCATAGCCATAAGCCCTTCCTCTACTGAGTTAGAGCCTTTTGTTTGGCCTAGTCCCGGTGGATTGTGGAAGTGATCCAGTGTAAAGTTACACCCATGACCCCTGTATTGTTCTGCTAGACCGGGGTTTCCCATGCTATCCCTTCGGTTTCCGTCATGTGGGTAGACAATAGGGATGAAACTGGGTCTTTGTTTTATAATGCTTGCGTGTACGCTAGGACTTGCTTTGGATGCTCTATAGCAATCATAGATGTAGAAGGTATCTTCCTCCTGATCTATAGCACACCATACTACTGCGGTAGGGTGATCCCACCCGAAATCTATAGCGGCTACTCTAGGCCAATGCTCCTCTATCACGATAGGATCAATCATTAAATCCTCTTCGTTTACAGGGAATATTAGACCGGAACCAATAGTAGGTCTACCGTATCTACGCATTTCTCTTTCGTGAGGAGCGTATGCACTGAGAATCTGTTTCATTACGTCTTCAGAAAGGTGTCCATCCTGTCCTTTCATGGACTTTATCTTCTCACTGGCATCATCCCATGTCGCATTGGTGAGGCTCTGACCCTTCTGTATACGGTTCATAAAACTTGCTACAGTCTCTGTCATGCCCTGTTCTGGTGTAAAGGTCATGTAAACCATGCCTCTTCTATCCAGAGTTCGTGTAACGGCCTGTGAGTAGAGTTCCCTTGAGGGTTCCTCGTCTAGC